ATAACGGTTGTAGAAGACCCAATAAAAGCTGTAGCTGATATTGCAGCTAACGTTGTGACTGTCGCTGGTATATCTAGCAACGTGACAGCAGTTGCAGGAAATAACACAAACATTACTGCGGTAGCAAACAATGCAACCAACATTAACGCGGTACAAGCTAACGCTTCTAATATTAATGCTGCTGTTAGCAACGCTTCAAATATTAATGCTGCTGTTTCCAACTCTACAAACATCAATACAGTCTCTGGTTCTATATCAGATGTAAACAGGTATGCAAATGAATACAAAATTTCTAATACTGCACCCGGAAGTCCTAGTGCTGGTGATTTATGGTTTGATGGAAGTACTAACACATTAAAGAACTATAATGGTTCTGCATGGTTAGGTATTACATCTAACTCTGGTATTCAAAACGTGGCTGATGACACATCGCCTGAACTTGCTGCTGCATTAGATTGCAATAACAATAATCTTACTGAGGTAGGAACTGTTAGTGGAAACAACTTACAAATAGATTTCGGTACACTTTAAATGGCAAAATTATTAAAATTAAGACGTGGTACTACAACTCAGCACGGGTCATTTACTGGTGCTGAAGGCGAAGTAACTATAGATACCACAAAAGATACTGCTGTCGTACATGACGGTAGTACAGCAGGAGGAAGACCTCTTGCAAGACAAGATATGAATAATGTACCAGCAGGAACAATCCTAGGTACACAATTAGAAAACTCAGGCGTAACTGCTGGTCAATATGGTTCTAGCTCTGCTATTCCTATAGTCACAGTTGACGCTCAAGGTCTAGTTACAGCAGCTTCAACAACTGCGATTGACAGCACAACTATTGCAAACGGAACATCAAACGTAGCAGTAGCAAACAACGGAAACATTACAACAACTAGATCTGGTACAGCTAGATTAGTAGTAGATGACGCTGGTGTAGACGTAACAGGAACTTTAGATGTTACTGGAAATGTGGGAACTACTGGTAACGTTACTATTGCAAACACAGCACCATCACTATTTTTGGAAGATACAGATAGTAACGCTGATTTTCAAATACAAAATGCTCATGGTACACTTTTATTCTATGACCCAACAAATTCAGCAACTCGAGCATCTATAGATTCTAATGGAACACTAGATGTAAATGGAAACTTAGACGCTAATCAGGGTATTGACGTAACAGGAGATATTACAGTTACAGGAAAACTTGATATTGGAGGTTCCACTGGAGCAGCAATAGAAGTTCCTACCGATAGATCTATTACGTTAGGAAATAGCGGTGAATTTTATTTACTACATTCTTCTAACTACAGTCAAATAAAAGAAACTGGTTCTGACAATCTTTATATTGATAGTAACTATGTTTATCTGAGGGATGCTAATGGTTCAACCAAGCTGCAAACAAGTTCTGGTGGAGTAGGAGTAACAGGAAACATCACAGTTACAGGAACAGTTGACGGTGTAGACGTAGCAACTAGAGACACATTATTTGGTGGTTTAACATCTAGCTCTGGAGTATTAACAACTGGTGTAACAGCACATACTTATGCTGCAACTGACGACTCAAATAAAGTTGCAACAACAGCTTTTGTTAAAGATGCTATTACAGCTTACAACTTCCCATCTGGGACAAAGATGCTCTTTCAACAGACATCAGCTCCTACAGGTTGGACAAAGATAACAAGTGCTGTAAACAACAAATCACTTAGAGTTGTATCTGGAACTGTTGGTTCCGGTGGTAACGTTGCATTTACAACTGCCTTTGCAGCTAGAGGAATAAACGCTAACGCTGCGAACACAACTCAGGGTGGTAACATTTCAGTTGCTAACACAACAGCCGGTGGTAACGTTTCTATTTCTAGTGTTTCAACAAGTGGTAACGTAAATAGTCACACACTGTCATCTAATGAGATGCCATCGCACAAGCACAACGTTGCGCGTAACAACCACTCAAACTATTGGGGTTCTGAAACTAACCAAGGTGGTTTCCAACAATTACCACAATACACATATAAGAACGCCGGATCAAATTACTCATCAGCAGGCGGAACCGGTTTCTATACAGAACACACTGGCGGTGGTGGAGGACACACACACGGATTTACTGGTAGTTCACACACCCACAACGGTACATTAAGTGGTACTGCACATACACACAACGCTACTTTTTCTGGTAGTGCACACAACCACAGTATTTCTGTAGATAACTTAGATATGCAAGTTGAATACTTAGACGTAATAATCGCAAGCAAAGACTAATGATTGATTCCACCTTAATAACCGACCCTTACATTTATGTAGAGGATAATTGTTTATCTGAAGTTAGATGTAAGGAAATTATCGATAAATTTAACAACGACAGACACGTTGCCGGTGTAACTGGACTGGGTGTTGATCTCAGTGTTAAAGATAGCAAAGATATGCACTTATCTTATGCTGAACAAGATTGGTCAGAAGAAGATAAATTATTTGCTGAAATAATTGGCACAGGGCATAATAATTATTACAGACACTTAAATAAGGAAAGTAATTTTACTTATTTTACTAAACCGGAAGAAAAACTTATATTTGGTCCACACCATGATAAAGATTTAGAATTGTTTGATACTGGTTATCAGATACAAAGAACAGAACCCGGAAAAGGTTACGTTTGGCATGATGATTTTGATTTAAAATCTGGTTCACTTAGATATCTAACTTTTATTTTGTATCTTAATGCAGTAGAAGAAGGTTGGACACAATTTTATAACGGTAATCAAGTATCTCCAAAAGCCGGAAGATTAGTATTTTTTCCAGCTACTTGGACTTACGTACATCAAGGCTATCCACCAAAACAAACTAAATATTTAATGACAGGGTGGATGCACACTAAAACTAAAACAGACAACAATGGCGAAACTTGAACAAGGTAAACTCTGTCCTTTAATCGGAGAAGATTGTAGAAAACTAGAATGCTCTTGGTACACCAAGATTGCTGGAATTAATCCACAAACAGGCGATTCAGTAGAAGAGTGGGGATGTGCAGTTGCATGGATACCTTTTCTGCAAATGGATAATACAAAATTTGTTAACCAACAAGGAGCTGCGGTTGAAAGTTTTAGAAATGAAGTACTTAATATCATGGGTCCTGTTGCAACTATCAAACCTTTAGACGAACCAAAATTAATTAGCTTAAATGAAACTAACAATAATAGCTGACGATAAATTTGTCAGTAAAGATGGGGTGGGTATTTCCGATTTACCTTTAAAAGATTTCCCATCAGATGTGTGGGCTGTTCAATGGGACGGCTCGAAAGGTACGGTTGAAAAACGTGACTTTTCAATAACAGATATAACTGATATTACACCTTACAATTCTTGGATAGCTGAGTTAGACGCAGCATTAGCAGACGCAGCAAAACAAGATGACGAAGCAGTAGGCAGAGCAAATAGAGATGCTTTATTACAAGAATCTGATTGGGTTGTACTGTCTGATAGTCCTATAACAGGGGATAAATTAGCAGAATGGAAAACTTATAGACAAGCTCTAAGAGATTTACCAGCTAATACTACAGATTGGAAAAAAGTAGAATATCCAACTAAACCTAGCTAGTGGACATACCCACAATAGTTATTCCACCAGTAAATAATATAGAAACAATATCTATACCTTTACCTACGGCAGACGTACCTTCTTATATTCCTTTAGTCGTCCCACCTAGCGATCTAAGAGAACCAGAAGGAGTACAAGGTGAAACTACAGATGAACCAGAAACAGGTATAAGGAATGTCAATATTCCAATAATAGATTTTGATGTACCTTTACCAGAAAATGAAATACTTATAACTGCTTCTACTACAGCAGTCGTTTCTGTAGCTGCAACCTTGACTGCAACAGCAGCTTTTAAATGGGTTGTTACTGCTATGAAACCAATACTAAAAACAACATGGAAGAAACTAAGCTCGAAAAGCCAAAAAGTCTCCTAACTAAACTTAAAGAAAATGTAGACGACCATGATGAGCAAATGCAAATCTTAGGTGCAATGGTGCGTCTAGGCGTTGTCATTTGGAGTGGATTTATTATCACTCTTAATTATGTAGAGCTACCTATGGTTAGAAAACCTTTAGGTGCATCGTCTGATATCACGTTCGTCGCTTCGATTTTTACGGGCGCACTCGCAACTTTTGGGCTGTCTACAGGTAACGGAAAGAAAAACGGAGATTCTAAAAAACCAACAACAAAAGCATGAAAAAATTTATCTTGCTTTTAGCTCTGTTATCACCCAGCATAGCTAGAGCCAATACTGTCACCCCACAGTTCACAACGGGGTCAATGAACTCAACCACTACTACGACTCAGGTAATAACTGAAGTAGAGCAGAAGCAAGTATTTGGAGCTGCTGTAAATACTTGGTCTGGTTCAAATATCACAGCATCAGCTAGTGCTGGTATCGCTGGTGGCGATGCAGTATTTACTGTTACTGATACAACTTTGCCTTGGACTTTAGAAACAACAACTAGAGCAGCAGGGCTTGTAGAAGAATGGAATACTACAAGAAATTACACAATAAACTCCACTACTACTTCGCTCTCTGTCTTCTCACAGTAAGCCCAGTATTAGCAGAAGGAGATACTAATAATAATAGTAATCCTGTAGCAGCAGCCACGGGAAATGTAACCAATCAGGCTGTGCAATTTCAGAATAACGGAGCACCAAGTCGTCAATCTTTCGGTAATAACATTTCGTGTAATGGAAGCACGATGACTTTTTCTCCTTTTTATATGGGAAATGATACAGAACCACAGACAGAAGATGGTTACGTCATATCAGAAAACTGGGGGTTTCAAATAAACTTCTCAGTTCCTTTAAACAGAGATTTGACTAAGCAATGCGAACGCATGGCTGAAAGTCAGATTCAAAAGAATCGTCTCGACTATGAGCTGGTACGTGCTCTCAAATGTGCCGAACTTCAACAAAAGGGCTTCACTATCAGACCGGGCACACGTGTCTATCACCTCTGCTCCGATATTGTCCCTATTCAATCACTATTAAAAGAAAATGTTAGCAATCCTTAAACCATTTGTGCTATCAGCACTTAAGTCACCAAAATTCAAGACTTTCGTAGTTGAACTACTAGAAAAGCTAGTAGAACAGACAGATAACGACCTAGACGACAAAGCACTAGCCATTGTCAAAAAAGGTTTAGGTCTTTAATGGATAAATCCATCCAGATTGTAGACAACTTTTTACCTGACGATGTTTTTTACCCATTTGCACATACATGTATGGTGGGTAGTCATTTTATGCCTATGGATGGAGTATCTATTGAGCAAGAATCTGATAGAAGTATTTCATCGTTTGGTGAAGATCTAACTCCTACAAAAATAAAAAATTTTGCTGAAGTAATGTTTCAGTCTGTATTTTTTTCAAGAGAACCACTTGAAACAAAAGTATCTGATATATTTCTCTGTCATCCTCATTTTTTTGCTATACTTGAAGAACTTTTAAATGTAAAAAGATGGTGGAGGATTAGAATAAATTGCACTATTGGTCAAGACAAACAACACTTTGGTAAATACCATAGAGATTTTAATGAAAATCACGGAAAATTTTTTGCAGACACTACAACGTCAATACTATATATAAACACTAATAATGGTGGAACTCAATTTAGAGGCACCAATGAAATTGTGCAATCTAAAAAAAATAGATTAATTTCTTTTCCAACTTTTACATGGCATCGTGGTGTTTGGAGTACAGATGCAAAACTTCGTTTCGTATTAAACATGACTTATGAAACAAAATAATGGCAAACTATTCGTATTTTTTTAAATGAGCACACTATCAGACGCAATCGCAGCACGTCAGAAAAAAGCTGCTAAAAAGAAAACACCTAAAAAAGAGGAAACTGAATGAGCACAGTCAAGAAACTACCCAGAAAAGCAACAGAAGAAAGTTTTAACGAGCTGCATTACCTTGTTACAGAGGACTTTCTACGTAGAATAAAAAGCGGAGAGGCAACAACACAAGATTTAAAAGCAGCATGTGATTGGTTAAAGACTAATGACATCACAGGCGTTGCATTTGATGGTAGTCCTCTTGATAAGCTAAACAAATTATTACCTACTGTAGACGCCAACCTTGTACAAAGGAGGATGTATGGCAAGCAAAACGTCTAAATACTACAAGAAGAATCCAAAAGCTGCTGCTAAACGTAGAAAACAGCAGTCTAAATATAATAAAACTAAAAAAGGTCTAGAAATTAGAGTCAATGCAAACAAACTTAATAGAAAACTTGGTACATATGGCAACCGTGACGGAATGGATGCCGCCCATTATAAGGGTAGCAAAACCCGTGGCAGAAAGCAAAAACCATCTATTAACCGACGCAGCAGACTTAAAATTAGAAGATGACCCCATTACTACCAACACCTGATTACTATTTACACAATTTAATAACGATGACAAGTTCAGATTCAAAACGGCTCTGGAGAAGAGCTATCAAAG